CCAGAGCCTTCTCCAGAGCCAGAGCCTTCTCCAGAGCCAGAGCCTTCTCCAGAGCCAGAGCCTTCTCCAGAGCCAGAGCCTTCTCCAGAGCCAGAGCCTCAACCAGAGCCTGAGCCAGACGAGCAATTGTCTGCTGCGGAAAGAAACATAATTGAAACTATTCTGGCAAGCGCTGCTCAAACACAAAGACAGTTAACAGAAGTAGAAGTAAATCTTCTTGGTGCCTTAACTTCGGGAAATGCTGCTACGGTTAGAAACATTTTAGACGGTGTTTCCGCAGGTGAAGCTAATATTTTAGAAACCCTTCGTGGTTTAAACATAGATACATCTGAAATACAAAGCCAAATAAGCATCTTAAGTGGTCAGTTAACAGGAACAGAAGAAAACATTGTTCTTCAAATTTTAGACAGCGCAGCAGCGACAGGCAGGGCGTTAACTGAAACAGAACAAGCGTTAATTGATGCTCTTGAAGCAGGAAATGTTAGTGTTATTAAAGGAATACTTAAAAATATTTCTGCTGGTGAGCAAGAAATATTGGATGTTCTTGCAGGTTTAGACATAGACGTTACTGACATTCAAGACCAAATTTCAGGTCTCAGCGATCAACTTAGCGACACTGAACAAAACATTGTTGACCAAATTTTAGAGAGTGCTTCTGCAGCAAACAGAGATTTAACTGAAACAGAACAAAATTTACTCGATGCTCTTAACTCTGGAAACGCTGAAGTAGTAAGAGAAATACTTAATGGCATTTCTACTGGTGAACAAGATATTTTAGATGTTCTTTCCGGTTTAAATATTGATACGACTAATATTCGTGCAGACTTATCAAGCTTAAGTAGTCAGCTGACTGGTGCTGAACAAAACATTGTTAATCAGATTTTAGAGACAGCGGCTGCTTCCGGAAGACAACTTACAGAATCAGAACAGAGCATAATTGACGCCCTTCAATCTGGAGACGTTAGAGTAGTTAGGGATGTTTTAAACGGTATTTCTTCCGGTGAGCAAAGCATTCTTGATACCCTTGGTTCGTTAAACGTAGACACGTCTGACATACAAGATCAACTTTCTAATTTAAGCGGTCAGTTAAGCAGTGCAGAACAAAGCATTGTTGACCAGATTTTAGCAAGTGCTCAATCAACAGGAAGAGAGTTAACTGAAAGTGAAACAAGGTTACTAGAGGCGTTAAGCTCTGGAAATACTGAAACAGTACGTGACATACTGAACGGTATTTCTACAGGCGAGCAAGATATTCTTTCTGATCTTGGTAATTTAAATGTTGATATTGATTCAGTTCAAGGATCTCTAACCAACTTAAATACTTCAATAAACGTTGGTTTAGAAGGGCTTGCTGACGCTCTAGGCGTACAAACTTCTGATCTTATAGCCGCAATTGAAAACCTAGGTACAGGACTCTCAGGAGATTTAACCGGGTTAGAAGGGGCTGTACTACAAGGGTTAAACGGTTTAGCCAGCAGCTTAGGAACAGACATAGGAACTGTTGTTGGGTCAATCGAAGGTCTTGGGTCTGGAATAGCTTCAAACATTCAAGGGCTTAGTGATTCATTAGGGACTGAAATAGGCACTGGATTTGCAGGACTAGGCTTACAATTAGGCGAAGGTCTTGAAGGATTAGGCACTCAACTAGGGGCTGGCTTTGAAGGTCTTGGAGGTCAGCTAGGGGCTGGCTTTGGTGGTCTTATGTTGGGATTGGCAGGCTTAGGTGGTCTAATTCCAACCCAAAAAGACATCTACGCTGCTATGCCAAAAGAACGCCTTACATATACACCTACTCAATTTAAAGGTTTAGGGTACCAAAGAAGACCACAACAAGGAATGCTCACATCTCCTCAAGCACCAACAGCTATGGATGCTCTTAATCAGTTCATTGAAAGGAATAAAACAGTATGACGTATTTAAATTTAATGAACAATGTTTTACGTCGTTTACGTGAAGACGAAGTGTCTAGCGTGTCTGCTACTACGTACACTAAAATGGTTAGTGACTTTATTAATGACGCTAAAAAGTTAGTAGAAGAGTCTAACGATTGGTCTGCTTTGCGTGAAACTATTGTGGTAAGCACTACTGCTTCCGACAACAGTTACTCATTGACTGGCAGCGGTGACAACGTAAAAGTCATGTCGGTAATTAACGACACGCAAAACTGTTTCATGGAGTACCAAACTAAAGACTGGTTTAATGATTCTTTATACATTGCTAATGCAGTAGAGGGCGCACCTAAATACTACACGTACAACGGTTTGGATTCTAGCGGCGACACCGAAGTACTTGTAGGGCCAACACCAGACGGTGTCTACAGCCTGCGGTTTGACGTGGTTAAGCGACAGGCAGACTTGAGTTTTAACACTGACACGCTGCTTGTTCCAGCAATGCCTGTAGTTCACCTTGCTGTGGCTTTGTTAGCTCGTGAACGTGGTGAAACAGGCGGTACGTCTACTGCAGAATACTTTTCTATTGCTGATAAATTTTTGTCTGATGCTATTGCAATAGATGCAGCAAAACACCCTGAAGAAATGGTATTTAGGACTATTTAATATGGCTCAGGAATTACGTAGTATTAATCTTGTTGCTCCTGCGTTCAAAGGTGTTAACACCGAAGACTCGCCTTTAGCACAAGATCCGTCTTTTGCTGAAATAGCAGACAACGCAGTAATCGACAAGCGGGGTCGTATTGCCGCACGTAAAGGACATACAGTTCTTACAACAACTAAAACTGTTTTAGGTTCTGACTCTTTAAGAGCAATTAAGGAGTTTAAAGACAACGCTGGCAACACTAAAATATTTTCTGTAGGTAACAATAAAATTATTAGTGGTACTGCCACATTGGTTGACGAAACTCCCGGCAGTTACACAATTACTGCTGACAACTGGAAGATGGTCAACTTTAACGACAAGATTTATTTTTTCCAGCGAGGTTATGAGCCGCTTGTTTACGATAACGCAGGAGGCTCTGTAGTCACACTCAGCAGCGTTTCTGGTGCAGCTGGTGTTACTAGCGCTATGTACGGCAACGAGGTTTTAGCGGCTTATGGTCGGCTTTGGACGGCTGACTTTAATAGTGATAAATCTACTGTCTACTGGTCAGACTTGCTGATTGGACATGATTGGTCTGGCGGAACTAGCGGCTCTATTGACGTGTCTAAGGTCTGGCCTGATGGTTATGACGAAATTGTAGCACTAGCAGCACACAATGGACTTTTGATTATTTTTGGTAAGCACAGCATCATTGCTTACTCTGGTGCGGAAGCTCCTGCTACTATGACACTGTCTGACACCGTAGCGGGCGTAGGCTGCGTTGATAGAGACACAGTACAGTACACAGGTACGGACGTGCTGTTTTTGTCACACACAGGACTAAAGAGCTTTGGGCGGACAATACAAGAAAAGTCTATGCCCATAAGTAGCTTGTCGGGAAACATTACTAAAGACATTATTAATGCGTTGCAGTCAGAAAACACATTTTTTAGGTCTATTTATAGTCCAGAAGAAGGGTTTTATTTACTAACTTTTGTAGGACAAAACGTAACTTATTGCTTTGACGTAAGAGGTACAACAGAAAACGGATCTTACAGAGTTACTCGTTGGGTTTCAACAGGGTTTACTTCTTACGAACGCAAAGAAAACGGAGATCTTTTAATAGGAACTTCGGAAGGAATTAGCAAGTACGAAGAATATACAGACAATGGCCAAGCCTATCGTTTTAAGTACTACAGCCCAAGTTTAACTTTTGGCGACAGTTCCAGAATTAAAATTCTTAAAAAACTAAAGCCAACGCTTGTTGGTGCAAACAACGCAACAGTTTTTCTTAAGTGGGCTTATGATTTTAAAGGCTCGTACGCCACAGCGGAATTTACAGTAGGCAACCAGATTACTGGGTTTTATGGAGAAAGCGAGTACACTGCCGTAGAGTTTACTGGTGGTGCTCTTACTAATCAAAAAAGTTTAAATGCTACAGGATACGGCACAAGTATAGTAGTGGGCCTAGAGTCAGACATAAACGGCTCTCAGTTGTCCCTACAGGAGATTAATGTAATGGCTTTGATAGGTAAACTATTATGAATGAATATGATTTAGGTTTAGAATATCTACAGTCTATGGGTATTTTACCTTCAAATGCCCAAGTAGACCCGAATGATCCTTACAATATTGGATTTGGTTCAGACATTTTGTCGGCAGGCGTTAATAATGTTACGTCGCCGGGAGGATTCTTTTCTTCAATCGGAGACTTTTTAAGCGGACCCGGAGGCCAAGCCTTAGGTGCTGGAGCGGGTGCTCTTTTAGCAAAACAAGCTTATGATCGTTTAGGAAACATAGGCGAAAGAGCAAGACGAGAAGCTGGTTTAATTGGACAGACAGGTTTAGACCAAACAGAGTTTAAACCTTTTACTGTTGCTACAACTACTGGTGGAATGTTAGAAACCACTCCAACAGGAGGAGTTACTTTAGATTTGTCTCCTGAAGAGCAAGCAATACAAAACCAGTTACTTCAGGGAGCACGTCAGTTTTACACACAAGTTGAACAGCCTTTAGGAGAAAGAGAGCAGGCAGTTTACGAGCGTATGCGAGCAGCACAACGTCCAGAAGAAGAGCGACAGCGGTTGGCTTTAGAAGAGCGTTTAGCGGCTCAGGGTCGTCTTGGGGTTAGTTCTGCAGCCTATGGAGGCGCAACACCTGAGCAACTAGCTTTAGCTACAGCTGAAAGAGAGGCAAGAGATAGAGCGATGCTTGCAGCAATGGGTCAAGCACAGGTAGAACAGTTGCAACAATCACAGCTTGGGGGACAGCTGTTAGGTGCTGGTTACATTCCTCAGGGTCAGTTGTTGGCAGCAGCTCAACCAGCAATGACAACTTCTCAGCTGGCACAAAGAGGCCAACTAGAGGGTGCAGGGTTGTTTGGAGAAGCACAAATGAGCGGTCTTGAGGCTCTTTTGTCGTCTGCTACTGCACAGTCTAACCTTATGGGACAAATTGGAACAGGACTTCTTTCACAAGCGTTGCAACCTTCGTTTGTAGGAGGAGGAACAGGAGGAACAGGTGGAACATCAGGTGGTGGTTTATTTGGGTCAATTTCTGATTTGTTGGGAATTACTGATACTAACAATGACGGAACTTGGTGGTCAAGGCTCTTTCCTTAATTAGGAGATTAATAATGGCTAAATTTGGACAACAATTCATACAAGGTCTTTTGCAGCCTACCTACGGTCAGGGCCTATTTACTGCTTCACAGCAATTAGGGGCTATGCCTAGGCAGATACAGCAAAAGAAACAAGAACAACAAATGCTGGGCGGTTTAGTTCCCGGAAGTGCTGAGTACAACGAAGCTTTGGCAAAACTGCAGATGCAGCGTGGTCAACTGTCTGAGGCGTCCACCACGGGAACGGCAGCACAACAACAAAAGGCAGCTTTAAAGCAAACAGCAAATAAAGAGGCTGCTAGACAAAGACTAATGGGTTTAGGGCTAAAAAAAGCAGCTGATGCTACAAACCCAGAAATTCAACAGGGTCGAGTAAGAGAAATGACTTTTGAAGAACTTCAGGAATACTTAAAGCCTGAAGTAAAACCAGATTTTACTCTTCCTGCTGGTGCAGTAAGGTTTTCTGGAACAGGAGACGAAATATCAAAAGCGCCAATGAAAGAAGACAAGCCCGCTACTCCAAAACCTTCTTTTCAGTACATTAAGAATAAAGACCAAACAATGGTAACTGTTTTTAAAGATGGTGAAAACATGGGTTCTCACTCTATTGGAAACATGGAAGAAAAAGGTGAGGACCTTAAAGCCAGAGAAGCTGCTATTCCACAGCTTGTTACTGCAATAAGCGATATTGATAATATTTTAGCAAAAGACGATTTGCCAGAAGGTGTTTGGGCACAAGTTACTAGAATTTTCGGCGGTACTGAAGCTATGGACGTTGAGTCTGAGTACAGCCAGCTTAAAAATCTCTTAGGACTAGAAGAAATTGCAATGCTTAAAAAGCTAGGAGGCGGGAGTACTGGCCTTGGCGCTGTTTCTAACATTGAACTTCAATCACTACAAAACAAACTTGCTTACTTGAACACATTAACTTCTGAAGACTTACAAAGAGAAGCTTTGCAAGACATAAGAAGACATTTTACTGTTTTGAAAAACTTAGCTACTGGTGTTCCTTTTATTGAGTCTATTCCTTGGAATGACGAAAAAACAAAAAGCATGTACGCAGCCTCTGGTTTTACGAGAGACCCAAACTCAGGTATTGTAATTTATAGGCAGCCCGGAACAAATACCGTTAGGTACTATGATCCTTCTAAGAAAAAGTTTGTGCCTTTCAAAGGAAACTAAAAATGTCCTATACTAAAGAAGAAATAGAAGCAGCAATTACAGCAACAGGGGGTTATACTTCAGTAGCTCCTGTTGTTACTCCTGACGGGTCTCCAACCCCTGATGCTGTTTCTGCTGCTGTTCAAGCAACGGAAGAACAACTTGCTGTAATGGATTTTAATAAGCCTCTTGAAAAAGAAGAGTCATTTATAGAGCGTGTAATATACGGTCCTTTAGAAAGATCGGGGGAGCGTATGTCTGCTCTTGGCGGGCGTGTAATGAAAACCTATAGCCCTGAGGAAGACCCCTTTGCTCCTGTAACTCAGGAGTACCTAAGTGGTCGTACAAACGCAGGTTCAGCCCTGCTTCAAACTTTTGCGGAACCGTTTTCTATTTTCTTTGACGGTTTAGGAGAAACAATAGTATTTGGAGCAGAGAAAGCCATAGGTGTGGCGGCAACTGATGAGCAACAACAGCAAGCGCTTCAGTCCCTTCAAGAATTTATGCAAACCGATGCAGGGCAAGCCTTTGCAGCTGCTTTACAGGCAGGAAGTAAGGGCTTACAAGCGTTTCAACAAAAGTACCCAGACGAAGCGGCGTCTCTTAGGGCGATTGCTGACTTGACAGGTGCTGGTGTCTTTAGAAGAATGGGTAAAGACATTGACCTTGCGTCGTTAGCTAAGGTGCCTGAGCCTGAGCCAAAGGAGCCTTTTAGTATTAAAAATGTAGGACTTAGAAAAGTTGAAAGTCCTCTTGCAGGTGACGACAAGGACCTTTGGAACTTAGCTTTCAACACAGGTAAAAAAACAGAAGAACAAGTAGAAAGAACTACAGAAGCTATGGGTCCTTTAAGGACAAATAAACAATTAACAACTCAAGAAGAATTAGACATAGTTGACGAACTAAAAAAGGCAGGCGTTACTGGTTCCATGAACCCAATTGAAGCCACCCTTCAAATAAACAAACAACTAGACGCACTAGAAAACACACTAATTAAGATGTCAAGAGCTTCCGATGCTTTTATTAAAATACAACCAAACGCTGTTGTTGACAGGGCTAGACAAAAGTTTGCTGATGCGGTTAAAAAACTCCCCGGATCTATGGACCCTAAACAAGCGTCCAGAACAGTTAATAGGTACATGAAGCAGTTTCAAGCCTATGCTAACGAGTACGGATACACAGCAGAAGGTCTAAGGGAGGCTAGAAAAGCTTTTGATACTTGGCTAGAAACAACTGAAGGTGTCGCTTTAGGGTCAGCTGACCTAAGCATGCGTGGACAAGCGGGAAGAATAGTACGGGAATCAATCAATGAAACTATTGGTGAGGTAGTTCCTGAGTCTGCTGAGTTGTTAACTAGAATGGGAAGACTTCTAAAAATAAAACCAACAGTTGTAGAAAAGGCTCAAAACACTGCTTCAAATGCTTTAGGAAGATATTTACAGTGGGCTGGTTTTGATATTATGAAAGGACGCTCTGCTCTTTCGCAAACTTATAACATACCCATAGCTTTGGGTTTTGCGGCACTTCAATCACCTTTTTATGTTATAAACAAACTGGCTAAAACAAAGTATGTCAATAAAAAGAAGGCTGCTTTTTCTTACGCTATGCGTGATATCTTTGAAGCAATAAACAAAAAAATGAGGTCGGCCTCTCCTGAAGAAATAAGGCAATGGAAAGCAGAGCAAAAAGTGGTTTATGCTGCTGCAAGACAAGCCGTAACCTCTTTAGAAGAACAGTACGAAAGGGAAGAAGAAAAAGAAAAGGAGGCCGTAGCCCCCTAAATTACAACTCACAGTTGTTGCCAGTGCAGGCTAACTGCTGAGACCCTTCCGTCATGTCGGAGTTTTCTGAGATTGTCCAGTCGATGGACTCAGGAAACTCCTTCTTCAGCTTCTCATAGGTCTCTAAGTCTATGG